TGAATTTTAGTGGGAAGTTAACAGCGAAAATAGTAATCAAAGATGATTACGTTCGCGCAGATGGCACTTGTGCCCTATTCATGCAAATCTTTCTAAATGGAGCGAGAAAAAGATTGCCTTTAAATATTTCCACAATACCACTGGATTTTGATAAGATAAAGCAAAGAGTAAAATTGAAATCCGTTTATAGTAAAGACTATAATCTTATTATAGAAAAAGCATTAGCGGATATCAATAAAGTAGAGATCGCATACCGACTTAGTGGTGAGATCCTGACGATCGAAAAATTAATGTACGAGTACGACCATCCTACATCCAGAATTGATTTTATTAAATTCTGGGAACTCGAAATGGACAATCAAAAATTAATCAAAGAACTGTCAACCTGGAAACAGCAAATGTCAACCTTGCGAAAAGTTAAAAAATACCAGGAATCAATTCTATTTTATGAAATCACAGACGATTGGTTCAATAAAATGATCAATCATTTTAAAAAAGTAGAAAAGCACGAACCACACACCATTCAAACGATGGTGAAGAATTTTAAAAAATACTTACACATTGCAAATGACAAGGGAATCATAACCACTCTTAACTACAAGAACATCCAGACTATTCGAGTAAGCAGCAATAGGGCATTTTTGGACGCAGATGAAATATATAAATTAAATGAATATTACGGATCACCTTTCATAAACGAAAGCTTAAAAGCTATCTTAGGCCGTTTTCTTTTTTCCTGCTTCACCGGATTGCGAATTTCCGATATTATGAGAATTACGCTGGAAAATATAGTAAGTGATAACCTGGTGTTTTTTACAAAGAAAACTGGGAAAATACAACGAATCCAACTCAACAAAGCCGCCCTATCTTATATCGGAACAGACACTTTGTTTATGGGAGAATTCACCGAACAACACATCAACCAAGAATTAAAAGTAATCGCTAAAATTGTAGGGATTAAAAAAAGAGTAACCTTTCATGTAGCCCGCCACACCTTTGCTACAAATTTCCTTATTTGCGAAGGAAGGATCGAACATTTACAGAAATTGCTGGGACATTCCGATATAAAACAAACCATGATTTATTCCCATATAGTAGATAGCATTACCGATAAGCAGATCCACAACATGACAAATATCTTAAATAAAAAGCCACTCAATTAGTGGCTTTTTATTTATTCTAACCCCTCGGTTTCAATTTCTACTTCATACAATTGCGGACTGATTTCCGTCTTGTTGATCGACTTTATAATATGAAACTTCTTATAAGCATAGATTTTACTTTTCACTTTCAGTGATGCAATCTGTTCGTTCCAGGCCCTAAAACCCCAGGTAAATCCATGAGAATTGATCCTGAAATTAAACCATTTTTTCCAATACTGTAAATGTACAGCAGGCAACAAATACTCTTCAATTGGCTCGGCCAGATTATTCCCATTATACATCCCGCTATAAGGAACCAAAAACACTTTAGCGTCATTCTGTTCTAAAGCAAATGCAGTCTGCACCCCGTTCCGAGTCAGTAAAGGCAAAGGCAATGCGTTTATTTCAATAGGGGTAGTTTTATCATTGGTCACAAAATTAGAATTCACAATTGTTTCTCTAGTATGGAAGACCGGAAGAAATTTATAATCCTTATTGTCGATCTCTGCAAATTTCAGTAAAAACGATGTTCCCTGCGTGAACTTTCTAAGGGGATATTTCACTTCTGTAAACTGAAGATCCTCCGTATTCTGATAACTAATTTCATCCTCAATCGGGTTCATCACAGCCGTTTTGCCCACAATATTCAAATCATAGTTAAACCAGTTCTTTACCACTTTGATAAAATCCACAAACTCCATATCAGGGACCGCCCTGGTTAAATCGATTTTATTCTCATTGGAAACTGTAGGTATAGCAACGCCCGCAGCATCATGTAAACGAAGACAAATCACGCTCAGGTCCATGATCGTTTCATCAACAGTAGCGGGCTGATAACTTTCAATAGTAATATCGTTCACATTCAAATCCACAATGGTTTCAAAATTAATGTCAATATCAAATTTGCGAAATTCAGAACCAGCAAAAAAATTAGTCGGAGTCGCATAAAAACTCCACAACACCGTATTTCTATATTTTATAAAGAAATAAGCATTGAAATTGGATCGGCGCATCGCTAGAACGGTGCCACTAATATTGTACTTACCGGCCACGGTCAATACCGTATTAAAATAATATTTTACATTTTTAACACTTGGCACAACAGCATCCGAAGAAGACTGCGATATCAATATCGCATCCTGAAAACTGGGCTTACCATAATAATCCACATCACCAAATACTAATGCTTTCTGCAGCCGCGGATCCTGGAGTATTTTGCCCGCAAGGGAATACCCACCGTCCACCATGCCGCGCTGCAATATATGGATCAGGGAAGGCAAAGGTTGCATCACATTTCTGTTATACGTAATATCATCCACGGTATCCACCGTATTGGTTAGAAAGGCGCCATTAACCCTATTGTTTATGATGCCGCCAAAGCCATTCCATAACAGATCCGTAGCGTCATATTTATCTACATGAATCTGGGGAAAATTATAATTTACAGCAGGCCAAGTTTGATTAATAATGGTTTGCGCATGCTGGTAAATGCTTGTGCCCGCAGGCAGATCAAATTTATCCAGCGAAAGCTCCGAAAGTTTCTTGTCAAAACTCGGCAATTGTTCGTAACCAAATCGGGTCGTACAAATCAATTGGTTCTGGTGGGACTCGATCTCAAATATCGCTTTCTCTATTTTATCATTATGAACATATAATAATTCATAATACGTTTCAGGATTGGAATTGTAAAATGAAATAAAATCAAAAGACACATCCAACTCTTGCGTTAAATCAATGTTGAAGGGAAAAGAATATTTAGTAAAAAAAGAATCTGAAAACCAGTTGTTTTCTTCTGTATCTGATATTTTGAACGGCGTTAAATCCAGTTCAAATTTAGAGTGAATAAGTTTCCTCATTGTATTTTGCGTTTATTTGAAATTCAAGTGGAAATTGGATCAACTCTTGCTGCAGATCCTTTGGTGGTAATTTTTTACTAATCGGTCGCAATGAAATAGACGTACTACCCTGCAAAAGCCAAGCCTTTTTGGAGCGCATCAGGCTTTCCACTGTATCTATATCGCTATGAAGTAAAAACCCCGTATTGATATATAATTTCACTTCTTTACTCGATGATAAATGTTCCAAGTTATCTACCAAATCAACATAAACCGCTTGCGACTGAAATTCCCCTTCAGGAACTAATGAAGCCGTTCCGGTACATTCAATGGCTGACTGCAGCAGAAATTCATTTTCCCACACAATCATATTCGAGAAATTGCCATCCGGGTAAAGGATATATGTTTTTTTAGGAGCCAAAGCAGTGGTCCCGCCAACACTGGAGAGTTCAAAATCAATCACATCCCCTTTTTCGTAGGAGGAAAAAAACACTTTTTTACACAATACTGTTCCATTGGATGCCGGAAGTGCAGCTGCACTCACCAGGATACCGTTTTTAAAAGTTCGCAATTCATAACTCCCGGAAGGAATTAAAATATTAAGATACGCAAATCCTTTTTTCGTTACCCGGTTCGGACTCGGATTGAAATCCAAAAATCCCAGGGTAGTAACACCGCGGCTTAATCCCGCGACAAAAGGAATATCAATTGACGTCCCTGTACGGATCGTCAGTCCAGTGGCAATATCTATTTCACTGCAGCTTACCTTCAAACTGGCTTCTTTGTACTGCAGTAACGTTTCGTTTACAGCAGTGAATTTCCGCATCAAACGGTGCATAATCTGGCCCAGATTTTCCTTGGCCTTACCTTTAAATAAAACAATTTTCAAAGGAATAAAATATTCGTTTGCAGCATTAGTAAAAAAATCATAGGTTTTAATAGTGGCGTCAAATTGAAAATAACTATCCACATTAGATGAATTGAATTCAAAAAACTTCATATCCAACGTAAACGCTTTAACTCCAGGAGCATAAGGAATAGTTAGAAAATCGGAAAGCCTAGTCAATAAAATGGTCCAATCAACAGTACCATAAGCCACATCGTTTTTAAGAACAGCAAACGTTCCTGAAAGATCAGCGGCCCCAAAGGTTCCCGCGCCATTGTAATAAGAAGTCGGTGTAACAGCAATTATAGCACTACCAGATCCAGCAATAGTTTGATACGTTCCAGTGCTATCACTTAACCACTCCACAGTCACTCCTGCAGTAGTACTTGATAATACAAAATTACGCTTGCCTACCACTTTCCATAAGTCACCACTAATCGCAATTGCCTTAGTTTCAAAGGGGGTATTTTGTTCATGACTAAAATTAATAACTGCAGGGCTAAACAATACTGTACCGGAAGGGGGAGCCACGTATGTTTCATTTGTAATAACCACAATAACATTAGCATTGATAACTCCTAAAACAAATACAGCATCAGCAAAATTTGCTGTAATCAATACTTCGCCTAGACCTTCATTTAAGGCCCCATTAACCGTAGTAACAGTAAATAAATTACCCGCATTATAATCCAAATCAAAAGCACTTTTATAATTGGTTGCCGCATAGCCAATGTATCTTGATGGACGCACGCCATCATATTCTATGAACGCCGGGATCTTTACCTCACCGGCTATAGTACGCGACTCTTTAAACATTGCATTTAGGTTTAATCCTTTGGTACTTTCGGAGAAATTTAGGACTTCGCTAAAATTAGGGACCTCATTGAACGTTATCTTGATGGTTGAATATGCCATGATCTTATTGTTTGGATTTAGTTCTTAATTCATTGTAATCTTTAATACTCTCTTGTATGTTCTTTGCAGATTGCAAGTCTGTTTTAAAAAACTTCCCTACCACACCGCGATCTCGCAAATCTTTCATGACAGCAGTATTTTCAGAAACCACCGCCAGCATCATTTCAAGCATCTGATCATTGGCGGGAGAACGTCCAGATCCAGTTCCAGCAGCGGGCGCAGCAGGAACTTCATACCGTTCCAAATCGGCGTTATAATAACCCTGCTCAAAACCTTTGATCCCGCGCAAATCTCTAACAAGCGCGTCTTTCACCGCAGGATCCATTTGTGTCCATGCTTTATTGTCAATAACCATTTCCGGCCCGTTCTCAGCCACTAGAAAGTGACTGGTATTGCTTACCAATCCAGAACGAGTTTTACCCTGGTATTTTGATCTAAATGTTTTACCATCCTGCTCCCGCTTCACGTACTCAGGATACAGTCCCGCTTCATGCCCTTTCGCCGGAAGCGGAGTAGCTAAAACACTGGCCAATTGAACAGCCCCTAATGCCCCTACAACGCCAGACATAACACCAGCAGTGATACCAAAATCAAACTTGGGAAATTGCGCCCAAATACCAATGATGGCCTGAGCGGTAGACATAACAATGTTAGCAGCAGAAATCATCCTTTGCCTTTTCGCCTGCTTGTACTCCAGATCCGCTTTTTTATTATCCAGAGCTTCGTCAATCTTCTCTACCTTTTTATTAAACACCGTCTGGGATATCATCCCGCTGTCCAGCTGTTTTCTAAGTTTGTCTTTCTTAGCGTCAGAAACAGCAGTGTATTTTTTCAGGTTTGCATTTTCATTAGCTGTCAAAAACTCATTGTATTTTCCATAGGCATCAGTCAAAGCAGAAACAGCAAATACCATTTCATTGATCCCAAATTTACCGTTCGCTAAATTGTTAGAAAATTCGACCCAGTTTTCAGGAGTAAAACCAAATATATCTGTAGTGCTTTTTGATATTCCCAATGCAGCAGCGTCACCACCAGCATCACTTCCTGTAAGTTCGTTTTTCTTAGCAATCAATTCCGCAAGTGTCAATCCCACTTTCGCCGCTTCAGTGGTAAAACTCTCCACTTGCTCCGGGGTTAAAAGCGACATATCCATTTTGCCAAAGTTTCCTTTGCCAACAATCAGGTTAAACTGTTCTACGAGTTCCTTCAGGAACCGTTCCTCTTCAGCCAGTTCCGTTAACGCATAGCTTTTACGCAACCTTTCTTTGGCCCTTTCGTTTTTTCCCAGCGCGGCTAATTGCTCATTAAACTTCGTTTCCCGTAGGATTTTTGCCAGGTCAAAAGCTTCCTTACTTTTGAGCATGGATTCCTTCGCTCCATTTTCAGCAATGGTTCCCATTTTTAAATTGTGATCCGCTAATTTACCCGCTGCAATCTGATTAATCTGACTATCCAAAATTTCATTTTTGTCACTCCAGTCTTCCTTCAGACCTATTAAAAAGTTATAATACTTCGTATCCTTCTCTTTTTTGGCCTTAGCAATATCAACATCCAGCTTTGCGATTTCATCTGCATGCACTTTCTGTTTTTCCAGATCTTCAATCTGTCTATTGTAGCGCAAGCCCTCCATAGCCATTTCTTTTTCATAACCCTCTTCCATAGCTGCAAGAGTATCATCCTCCAGCTGGCGCGTATTTTTAACGGACAATTCATTGAACTTCAATTGCGCATCCAGGCGTTCCTTATCCATTTCTTCCTGGGTTTTGGTGCGATCTCTTGTCCCGCCTTTTTTCGCACCACCAGCACCAACAGCACCGGGAACATTAAAACCGGATGTTTTAGGAACTTCAGCTGGCTTGTCCAATTCTTTAACAGTGTTCGCCAACAACTCCACTTCCAATTCTTTCATCTGCAAATCTTTTAACGCGAGTTCGTTTTCCTTATCAGCAATTCCAAACTTTTTCATGTAATCATTAACAAGGCCTTCATATAATTTCTTGTTAACCATAGTCACCCCAGTAGTGCTATCTTTTTTTGAATCAAGATCAGCTGCAAAAGTCTTCAACACATACGCTTCAATCTCCTTCCTGTTTTTAAATTCAGGACCTCCCTGGATTTTATTCAAAAATCCAGAAACACCACCTTGATAATCCTTAGATGTTTTTCCTTCAATATCAACCTTTTCTTTTGAAAGTTCATCAAATTTAGATTGCACCGCTTTAGCCCTGGCATTGGCATATAACTCCGTGGTGTATTGTTTTAAAATTCCAATACCCTCGGCTGTTTTAATATTCTCTAAGCTTAAAAGACCAATGTGATCTGGAATAATTTCGTTCAACCGAATAATAGCTTTCAGCTTTTTATCTTTAGCAATAGTTTCGTCATTTACAATCTTTGTCAGTAAATCAACTTCAGCCTTTTCTTTGGCAATATTCTTTGTGCTTTCAAGATGAACATCGGATAATACTTTTTGCACTTTTGCAGCTTCATCAACGTTCTTTGAAAACATAACGTAGGCAGTACCAATAGCAGCTACCGCAGCTATTACAAAGCCCCAAGGCGTTGTAGCCATCGCAGCTGTCATTACCCGGAAAGCCTGAGCTGCACCAAGAAGATTCCCCCTCAATAGCATAGTTACAGCAGCATAGGCCTGAGTAGTCACCATTCCTATTCCTTCTGCAAAGGCCCTTGCTTTAGCACCAATAACATAAAGAAAGTTAGCTTCAGCACTTCTGGTGGTCCATAAAGCAACAAGCTTCTGCCATCCCACATTCGTTATCATCGCTGCAGTGACAATAGCAATTGCTTTGGCAGCAAATACAAGCGTGTTTTTCCATGCCGTTACGCTCCCATCCGAATCCTCAGTCACCCCGATAAACTTAGCAATCCATTCAACAGCACCAGTAAGCCAGTTCACTACAGTTTCAGAAGTAAATAAACCACTAATGCGTTTACTCACTTTTTCCAGCGTAGCAGCTAAATTGTTATTTTTAATATCATATTCCTTTATTAATGAAGTTCCTTCTTTGAAGGATCCGTTTGACAATTCAATAAGTTCCCTAAAACGAGCCGTATTGTTACCCATAGCACCAATCACTTTGTTGGCACCATCAGCAGTTAAAGCAAGACTATCTAATGTTTTGGCTGTATCAGTAGCAGACATGCCTTTCAGGCCTTCAGAAAATTTCAACATAAATTCTAACGGGTTAGTATTTATCATGCCTTCAACAGCTGCCTGGGAAATACCCATTATCTTAGCAAACTTCCCACTTTCAGTGGACGCCTGCTTCATAAAGATCCCGTAAGCACGCGCGGAAACCTCGGATTGTATCCCAGATTCCTCAAATGCAGCACCCAGGGCCATAGTTTCCTGCAGCGTTGGTTTTAAAACATCAGTCAAGGAACCAATACGAGTAGTAAAATCAGCAATATTAACCTCGGAAGCAACACCATTGGCACCCAATTCATTAATCGCGGATCCAATATTGTTGTAGGCTTCATCCACTCCCAGGTTTTTAGTTTCCTCAAAAAGAAACTTTATTTTTCCCAGCTTTTCAGCCACTTCCTCAGCACCTCCGCTAAAGGAATCACCCAGGGCAACAGATGCTTTATTCATGATTTTTACAAAATCACCAATTTCAGCAGTAGCAATTCCTATTCTACCACCTTGCTCCGCAATTCCCAGTAAATCCATTCTGGAAGTACGCGTTTTCAACGCGCCAAAAGACTTCGTTAATTCATCAACCTCTTCCTTTGTCATTTGGGTTGTTTTCATCACATCAGACTGTGCATCGGCCAGTTTCCCATTGATATCCACAATTTGCTGCATAGCAAGATAGACCCCGGTAAAAGCAGCAACAGCAGCCAGCGCCATTCCCTGATACCGGTTAAAAGAATCAGCAAGTGATCCAATTGAAGTACCTGCTGTTTGAGCATTTCCTCTCAATTCGCCAAGCCTGCCATTTACAGACTGAAGATCAGCATCATATTTCACATACGCTGCGCTGCCCGGAACTGCGTTCGCTAAAGACATTCTTAGGATTTTCGCTTTTTCAGTAAGTTGCTTCATTGTTAAACCAGTTATACCTATCTGGTTTTGAAGCTCAATCATAGTGCGTTTGTTATTATCGAGCGTAGCAGTATTAGCTTTAATTTTGGCAGTAACAGCATCCCATTCGGCAGTACCTTTCTTGCCCTGCTCCCCAAGCATTTTACGCTTATGAATTAAAGCATTAGTTTCTTTGGTAACGGCAGTTGTTGCTTGTTCCAAATCCATTAACTGCTTTTGAGCAGGATCCCCATTAATAATAATAGAGAATTTAATTTGCTCGTCTGATATTGTCTTTGCCATGAGATACTGATTTTCAGTAAATTTGGCCTTAAAAAAAGGAATTTAATGTGACAGCAAAAAGCCCCGTAATTACGGGGCTTGCAGGCAACTATTCCCCGACTTATACGGTGGTATGCTACTTTATCTTTATTTTACACTTGAGAAGGATATACAAAAAAAAATCTCTCATAAAAGAGAGATTTACTATAGAAATACATTTTACTGGCAGTCGGTTTTTATAAATTCCAAAGTCTCCTGAAGTTCTTCTTCAGAATACGGTTGCATTACTTTCGCGAATTCATC